TTTTCGCTTAAAAGATTATTTTCCAACTGTCCATAAGTAAGTTTTGGTAATTTTACTGGTCGTGTCCTAAATACAGGCAGTTCTTTGCCAAGTCGTAATTCTCTCAGTTGTTGTAATCGATATTCATATGATACATATGCGATTGAGTTCCCTTGACCACTGTCAACTAAAATCTTTTCTACTTTCTCTTTTATATTATCGTCCGGTTTCCAAACAATAGTATTTAAATTTGTACTATTAATCATTGTTTTTTTATCTTCACTCTTTTTACCACTCTCTTTCTTTTTATTCGAACTCATTATATAATATATAAATATTATATAATATATAATAGTGAAACCTATTGATTAGATATTCATTATAAAATAACTATCTCAATACAATAATTCATACATTTAGAGTACACCATATATTATAAAATAGTTACAATTATTGACTTAATAATTATAATACTTTTTTGAATAATTCAGGTTGTGAGTGTGCTTTGTTCCACAAATCATAATCTTCTTTGAACTGTTCCTTCAACCATGCCAAATCTTCTTCATCTAAGGTGACTTCTTCACCTTCTTTTTTGCGTGTCACATTACTCCTTTCTAAATGTATACCCTTATTTTCAATTTGTAAATAAGTAAACAACTTTTCTATTTTATTGTGTAAATCGTCTTCATACAAAATCACAATCGAATTTTCAAAAAATGCCGGGTCAATCCAATACACTTGTGGAAAATAGTGCAATCTCCACATGTATCCATTTACCAATTCATGCATCCAATTGTTTTTAATCGCTTCGCTATTCCGTTTATACATTTCTATAAAATCCTTTATAGTGCAATTCCCATAATATTTGGTAAATTCTTCATTGCGCGAATTTCTTCCATGGCTTCCATTTTTCCAATAATGATAAATGGATATAAACCGTTCTGCTGGCTCGCGAATAATCACAATCGGATTGTTGTTTTTCTGACATATCCATTTATGTGTGGTTCCAGTAATGTATTCTGAATAATGGTTTTGGAAAAAGGTTTCCACACATGAACCGCCACATTTGGGAATATGAATAAATGTGTATAGCGGATTTCCTGGAATGGCAGGTAATGCAGATTGTGGAGTTTCCATTATAATTATAATAACTGTCTTGATTTGTGTTTATATTTTTTATGGGGGATTATTGTAATGAGAAAGGATTAAAATTCAGGCTCGTGTTTTTTAAATAAACATCCATCTTTTACCAAATTGGGAATATCAATAATGATTTTCGAATCTTGAATCGAACAATTTTCGAGCCATATTTTGATTATACAAAAATTCTTTTTGGGTGAAATTGTAATTCCATTAATTACAGAATTGTATTTCTTGTCTACACATAGTGTTTCTCCACAAATTGCATAAAACAAGGCTTTCCACACACCATATACTTGTTTATTGATTACTTTAAATGAAAAACATCCCCCATTGCGGTTTTTCGGATCTTCCCACATGGGGGTTATACCTTCTTTCATGACAAAAAGCATACAATGTTTTACAATGAGTTCAGGTAGACTTTCATTTATTGCAATGAGTTTTTCCACACTATCAATATTTTCCATTATTTTTTTATAACTGGAAATGTCCCAACTTTTATCATATGGTAAATGGTAATATAAATCCCATTTATCAATTAATTTTTTATCAGAAGGGAGTATTGTATCTAGTTTTGTTTCTGACATAATGAAAATACAATAACACCCTATACATTAATTACAATTAAAAATCTTTATATGCTTTTATTTTGTTTTGGTATAATCCTGGTATAAGTCAAATGCGCAATCTATATTAGGGTAATAATACCCTTTGAAAATCTCGTGCAAATGCAACAATACTTCTTCGTCTTTGAATATATAATTAAATAAAATTTGTTTTTTCAATTTGTTTTCATAACACTGGTTTTTCATTTGTTCATAATCCTGGTTCAATATGGTAGTTGCTAAAAACTTTACAAACTTTTTTCCAATATTAGATGTATAATAATTGTGACACAAGGTAATATACCATCGTGTTTTTTTATTTCCCAAGGGCAACAAATTCACACCAATAATCAAGTGTTTTTTGTCAAACGTTACGCGAGACCACGAAAAGGTGGGATATACAAACATATGAAAATTGTGTGTAACTTTTACATTGTCATTGATGGTTTGCATGACTTTATTGGAAATATAATCGAAGGATAACCCCACCCTAGAACGGTCAGTATATTTGTAATATTTTATGTTTTTGGGGGGTATACTATTTCCGAATCCCACAAATTTATTGTGTACATATTCCGGGTGCCTTACATCCATTGTATTATAGGCACTGTCTGTTAACGACGCATCCATATCAATTTCAATGGTGGACGTCGCATAGTCTGGATTGTTATAAAATGGTACACTGTAGGGTTTCTTGTGTATGGGTTTATATGCCCAAAAGAGTTTTCCTTCGTGTTCCACTGTTTCTCCTACGCGGTCGTTATAATTATATTCCAATCCATGATAGGGGCATTTTATACAGCCTTCTTTTAATGTACCACTCTCCAAACTAGATCCCATATGTTTGCATATATTGACAGTCGAAATCCATTGGTCTTTGTCTTTCCATAATACAAGTGGTAAATCGCCAACATTTATGGAATAGGGTTTTGTAGTGTCAATGTTTTCTTTTAAACCAATACATGTCCAATGATTATAAAAAGAATTATATGCATAACTCGATGCATAATATAAGTGAAATAGACTATAGAAGAATAGAACCCACATGACAATACTAATATTCCCTAATTTGCATTTATATTTATTCGATTATAATATAAATGGAAAACATTGTATTATAACATGAAGTCTTTAGCGTTGGTTGTAAGTCTTTGGACTTGTTATGCAAATGGATTTGTATTTCCAAAAAGTACACTGCAACGCGGCGGCGTTGTCCTTCACATGGATGACAAAAGTACTTATATTGCAGACACTCATACCATTCAACAATTTAAAACCATATTTGCAAAGGATACCTATAGTCATACATTGAATGAAATTATGCAAAATAAGGTGAGTGGGTTATATATAAATCCGTCTTACAATGAAATGATTGTTGTGAATCACGAAAGTGGAACCGCCTATGATTATACTCAATATCACAGTGTAGATGTCAATCCATTACTTGTGAATAAAATCGTGGACAAGGCCACTGATGCCAATATTCCGCTATATTTTATTAATTTTAATGCAGTTGATATGACTGGCATTCAACATATTGCATCCGATATTTTAAACACCATTTCAGTAGCAATTCCCCTATTTTTTGTTAGTGTTGTTTTAATGTCATTATTACGAAACATGAGCATGATGAGTAATAATACCAACAACGGACCATTCGGTGGTGGGGGATTACCTGGGTTATCGAAACGTTCTATAGAATTTGTAAAACCCAATATATCCATTTCTTCATGGGCAGGCAGTCCCGAAGTCATTGAAGAATGTAAAGAAGTCATTACTTATTTGGAAAACAAAGAAATCTATAAACAAATTGGGGCGGAAATGTCAAAAGGTATTTTATTGGAAGGTCCTCCAGGTACGGGAAAAACACTGTTGGCAAAAGCCATTGCAAGCGAAACGGATTCCAATTTCATTTCGGTATCGGGGTCCGAATTTGTGGAATTGTTTGTAGGGATGGGTGCGGCCCGAGTTCGCGAATTGTTTGACAACGCCCGAAAAAACCGTCCATGCATTATATTTATAGATGAAATTGATGCCATTGGAAAACAACGCGGGACTACAAATATGGGAACTGGGGGGAATGACGAGCGCGAACAAACCCTCAATCAATTGTTGTATGAAATGGATGGGTTCAATGACAATGAAAATATTCTTATTATGGCGGCAACCAACCGGAAAGACATTTTGGACGCCGCTCTTTTGCGCCCAGGCAGATTCGATAAAATTATACGAATTCCTTTACCCGATAAACAATCTCGTATTCAAATATTGCAATATTATTTGAAAAATAAAAAAGTAGATAAACCCGTCGATATTGATAGTGTTGCAGAACTGGCAGATGGATTCTCGGGGGCGCAGTTGAAAAATCTCATTAATGAAGCAGCAATCATTTCCGCGAAAAACAATTATACCATTATACAAGAAAAATATATATTTGATGCCTTTGAAAAATATGTGGTGGGATTAATTCGCAGAAATGCGACTGTTTTACCTGATACCCGTCAACGCGTGGCATTGCATGAAAGTGGTCATTCTTTATTGGTGTTGCATTTCAATGATTCGTTTGTTTTCAAAAAGGCGTCGATTCAACCAACCTATAATGGTGCAGGTGGATATACCCTTTTCAGCGAAAAACCCGAAATTCGCGAAGGGGGATTGTATACAAAAGATATTCTTAAGAAACGGTTAATTATTTCTATGGGAGGTAAGGCAGCAGAAACCCTTTTTTATGGAAATGAACACGTCTCCTTAGGTGCAATTCAAGATTTACAACAGGCCAATCAATTGGCAAAACGCATGGTGGGTAATTTCGGTATGGGGAAATCCATGGAAGTATTTTACAATGAAAATGTGGGGGACAATGTAAATCCATATGCCGAATATTCTTATTCGGAACATACCAAATATATGATGGACAAAGAATGTTTGGATTTTGTTTCGGATGCATTCTATGAAGCCAAACGCATATTGAACGAAAAAAAAGAAGAATTATTGAATTTTACCCTTTTATTAGAAAATAATAATGTTGTATATTCCCGAGATTTGTAATGCTATACTATTTCCATTTAATCCATTCTAACATATTATATCAAAAATATAAACTTTGATATAATATATGTAAATAGTATATAGTTAATGATTAGATCCAAACATGGTAATATGCCCAAACCCCACTTATCATCCAAGACCCGAAAAATAAGGTCTGCTACAATGAGACAAAGCCCCACTAGGAAGGAAGAATTGAAACCCCACTCCGCATCACCCAGATTAGGAAAATATTCCAAAACATCAATCAAAACGCCAATAATGCCAATGAAAGAATATTTCGTTGGCTTAAGACCACTAACAAATTATTTCGATGATTTAATAACAGGAAATAATTATATTATAGTAAAGGATAATTCAATATTAATAGGGACTTTAGTGCATATTTATGATGGAAGATCTTTAAGTAAAGAGAATGCTGATGATTTGTATCATTTAAAATCAATTAATGATCCTCACATTTTAAAAAAATTTAGTGATGATCAACAATATAGTCATTATTATTCAAATAATGGCGAACTTAACATACAACCTCCATCGATTAAAGACATTACTACTAAAGAAGAAGAAATTAAAAATATTATTGATAGGATGAAGAATAGTAAATCAAAAGTATCGAGTCTATATACCCATAATAAAAGGGATTATGGAGATAAACCGCAAATTAAAGCGAGTATTAACACCGTTTATGGGAATAGATATATGAATAACGGGAATAGATATAGGAATAACATTGAATTTCATCTATTGTTTATGAATGTAGAACTTATTTCAAGTTATGAGAACGCTCCATCAACTCCTGAATTTTACATTACTATTAATGCTGATAATACTAATGCAGATGAAGAACGAAACGGAGGTTTTCAGAATATTTATGATATTGAACATTTATTATTATTATTTAAAAATATAACTAAGAATAAGCGTGAAATTCCAGATGATGTTTTCATGCGAATTATTGGATTTTTTTTACACCCTTGAAGTATTGTAGCATTTGCGACAAACGGGAATGTAATTGTCAGAACCGACTAATGTCTGTTCTTTTTCGTGTGTTAATCGCAAGGAAAATATACCGCGTGTGCCATCTCGACATTTTGAACATAGCGATGTCAATTTTGTCACTTTATCACAGTGCGGAATCAAATCCAACAATTGTCCGAATTTGTTTTTATTGAAATCCCCATCTAATCCACATATATAAATTTGTTTTTTTTCTTGTAACATTTCCAATACAGTTTCATATAAATCATCGAAAAATTGTCCTTCGTTAATTAAGACAATCTTTGAACTTCTGAGTTTTATATGGTTGCATCCGTTTTCATCAAAAGATTTGTCCACTGGTTTTTCATCCCATAAATCCCTAAGAGATTTGCATTGCATACATGGTATCATGACTTTGTCGTGTGATGACAATAATGTGGTGTCATAGCGATTATCCATACAATGATTTATAATGGCAACGGGAATGTTACAATAAGTGCATTGTTTGTAGATTTCCATGAGGGATGTGGTTTTACCCGAAAACATGGGTCCCAATATAATTTCCAAATAGCCTTGGTTATTGCTGGTGGTTGAAAATACACTGTGTTCGGTCATTGCCAGGTTATAATAGTAATGTTTTTTATTTTTATTCTTTTTTGTTATATTCTATTTTCGAAATATATTATATTCTATACAATATAATATATAATGAGCGTTCATGATTCACTCTAATAGCGACTATAAATAATATAGGAATTTTCAGTTAATTCAATGTATTGATTACTTGCCAAAACAAATTCATTCAAATTGTTATCCATTATTCGTAATACATAGTGTAAATCGAAAATATAGGATTCATTTTGATATTTCAAGCACTTGAATATAAATTCGGGACTAAACAAATGATTTCCAACCATACACATGTTTTTAGTAACATCTAATGGGACGGGTTTGGACATTTTGTAATGTAGGTATTCAACCGATAAAAATCCGGTTTTGCTTCGCTTAATAGGAGTTTTATTTTCAGACAATTCCAATTGGGTCTTTTCGGCAATTTTGTTTAATCCATCAATTCCGCAATAATACCTTATAATATAATTGTTTTGATATTTGAAAATGCTCAATTTGTCTTCATTCCATAATGTGGATTTATAGTTAAAAAAGTCGCTCATGATTTCACGATCGTTTTTATTTTCCAAAGACACTTTACCCTCAAATTCATTGTAGGTTTCAATCAAATAATATTTATATACTGGATTTATTATAACATTAT